GAGATTTCAAGATTGGATGTGCAGAACTCAACTATCCGTAGCTCTAATACAGCAACACAAGTTCAGATCCTAGAAAAAAAGATTGAGAACATTTATTTGCTTCTCAAGAAATTCGAGATTAATCAGTGAGTCAAGCTGGATCATTAGGTGGAGGGGGCTCAAGCAGTTCTCTTACATTTACAACCGATTCTGGCGTTGCAACGCCTGCTGCAAGTAATGTAAATGTTCTTGGTGGAACCGGCATTACAACTAGTGCCGTTGGCGACACTATTACCATTGACTCGACGGTCACTCCCGTACCAACAGGTGCGACAGGAACCGTTCTTCAAGGGGCAGGAATTGGTGTCACTCCTGTTTATTCAACAGCTACTTACCCTTCAACTGCTACTGGTACCGGAACATTACTTAGAGCTGATGGCACTAACTGGACTGTAACAACTAGCACCTATCCAGCAACTAATGCTGTAAGCACCTTACTATATGCCTCAGCTACTAACGTGATGAGTGCACTTTCTACTGCTAATAATGGAACACTAGTCACTAGTAACACTGGTGTGCCATCAATATTAGCAGGACCTGGAACGACAGGAAACATCCTCCAATCGAACGCAGCAGCAGCACCAAGCTTTTCTACGGCTACCTATCCAAGCACAGCAGGAACTAGTGGAAAAATATTAATTTCGAATGGTACGAATATTGTATCTAGCACACCGACCTATCCTAATTCATCTGTTACAGCCGGAAAAGTGATCATAAGTGATGGAACAAATTATGTCGCCTCAACTCCCACATATCCTAATGCGTCTCCTGCGGCCGGAAAAATAGTAATAGGTGATGGAACAAACTTTATCGCATCGACTCCAACATATCCCAATGCCTCGCCGGCGGCTGGAAAAGTTCTTATTGGAGATGGAACGAATTTTGTTGCTTCAACGCCAACTTATCCAAACGCTTCCGCATCTACTGGAAAAATATTAATAAGCGATGGAACAAACTTTATTTCGTCTACTCCAACCTATCCAAACGCTGCTTCTACTGCGCTTAAGCATATCAAGAGCGATGGGACGAACTTCGTTACCACAACAGTTACCTATCCGGATGCAAGTGTCACTGCTGGAAAGGTGATAGTCTCGGACGGAACAAACTACATTGCTTCAACACCGACGTTTCCTAATGCCAGTGCGACAAGTGGTAAGGTGATCAAATCAGATGGTACGAATTGGGTAGCATCAACTGAGACTTATGCGGCGCCCGGAACCAGTGGAAACGTAATGACGTCCGATGGAACGAATTGGACATCCGCAGAATCCGTTGGAAATGCTTATTTCATTCAAACGGTAGCCGGAAATCCTGCGGATGCAACCACATATTTCTTACAACAATCTATAACTACTATAAATAATACCGCTTCTGGAAATGCTGCTACCAGATATTATATAACAAGAGCCGGAACGATTAAAAAAGTGTATGGGGTTGTTACCTGCACTACAGGGTCTAGTAATGCAACGACAATCGCCCTCAGATTAAATAATACGACAGACACCAACGTTACAACATCATTAAATTTGAGTGCGTCTCCTGCAACTTTCAACAATACGGCTTTAAGCATTACTGTAGCCGCAGGGGATTACATAGAATTTAAATTGATTTGTCCTACATGGAACCCTACAAACCCAACCAACGTACAAATTAGCATGACGGCATTAGTACAATAAGGATAAATATGACTTCAAATATGTCAAATGCTCCAGTCAACAACGCTCTTTATACGACAGCTAATGGCACGACTCAATCTGATGTTTTCTTTACTTTTCTAACCGATAGAGACCCAACTGCCAATGACGTTAATTTCCCTGTAAACAAACGATGGGTTAATACGACTAGCGGTGAGGAGTGGATATTAAGGGGATACATAGGTAACTCAGGGATTACAACAGCTAACTGGCTACAGATATCTCAAGGTTCTGCTCAGGACATTATTTCTCTTTCAGATAATGACGGGAATTTAGCTTATCCATCTTTAGATACAGATGTTCCTCCAAATAATATCCAATTAAAGGGACATGTAGGTCAGCTCCTTGGTGTTGATTTCTCTACAGTGACGAAGACTGGTACGAGTGAACTGACAATTAATCCGATGTCAGTGGCAAGAATTATAGTAGATCCTTTAGGAACTAATGGAAGTTATACGACAATTAATGCCGCAATGGCGCATGCGAAAGATGGCGATACAATATTCATTACCACAGGGACTTATACTGAAAATATCACTTTATTTGGTGGCATAGCCTTTACGGCTTTTGATACAGATGGAGTATTAGGACATGTAATCATTATAGGAACTATATCAGGCATTTTCGTTGGCACTTCTGCCTTCAATGGAATTCAGTTGCAGAACACAGGATCAAATCCCGTCATTAGTACAACTGGGGTTTCACAAGGAAATATTGTACTTCTTAATTGCAATATCGTCGCAAGCACTTTTACAGCAATTGTTTTAAATAATTCAGTTTCCACAGTAACGTTAAAGCATTGCACAGGAGGAAATTCAGGAGCTAATACTTTCTTCTCAATTACGGCAGGTAACTTAACTCTTGAAGATTGTAATATTGGCAATTCAAGCTCTACAACGACACCATCAACATGTGCAGGAAGTTTTAATGTCGATACTTCCGAATTTAATTATGCAGTTTCGCTTTCTGGAAGTGGTAGCGTAGATTATTATTTTAGCAGATTTGTTACCGCGTCATTTAATGGCATTGCATTATCTTTGTCTGGAACTAGTGGATCGACAATTGATCAATGTGTATTCCAAACGGGATCAGGAGTAGCGGTTACAGTGGGAGCAGGCTGCAACTGCAACTTCCAAAATAATGTTGTTGATAGTACGGCAGCAAATGCGATTACGGGTGCTGGTGCCATCAATTATGCCAATAATTCCTTTGTTAATAATTCTAACATTGCGACGACAACTCAATCTCCAAATACATTGAGATATGGTTATGCTAGAAGCACTCTTCAACCATCTTTTCTATATACAGCCGATAGTCAAATTAATGTCACAGGCAATGGAGTTACAGCGGTTGTTTCCTTTGCACATAGGGTGTTTGATCAAGGAAACCCAGGGGGCTTTGTTTTCAATGGAACTGATTTTTCAGCCCCAGTTGATGGAAATTATCTTTTTAACGTATGCATCACAGTTAGCAATTTGACTGTAGCCAATACAAGAATTATGGTCAATTTAGTGGCAGCGAGCGGAAGTTATCAAATTTCTAATATTAATGCGGGTGCAGTCTTTGAGACAAATACGGGTGACAAAAGATTGACCGTTACCGGATCTGTGATTGTTCCCATGACAAATGGAGGCACCACGGTTCATGTAGCAGTTACAGTATTTGGAGGCGCTCAAGATATCAGTGTATTTAATGAGATATTTGGTGCTTTAAATACTTTCATTTCGGGACATCTCGTTTCCTAATGTAAATCCGCTTTACTTCACATCATCATCAATGTAATTGATCAGACCCTCATAAGCCTCGTGTGCACCTAATGCTCTATAGAAATTAGACATATGTTGAGTCTCAATCATCACTCTTTCGCAGTTTCTCATTCCTAATACACAATATTCTCTTATGTCATCTTCCGCTGCAGCAAAGCAAATCATTGGCATCAAAAGCATTAAATATTTCATATAGGTAACCGTCCTTTGCAGATATTAAGTTTAAGTATCATATGCTCATGAGCAAGTTCTTGGTATTGCTTCTTACAGATCGAAAGTTCCATGAATAAAGCCTTACGAACTTTAGACCATTCATTACGAATATCTTCCAGCTCAGTTTTTTCGTTAGAAAATTCAGGAAATAGTTCTAACTGTTTCATAATTAATCCTTGGGTTGTGTAAAAGATTGAATACAATCCCAGAATTTTATTTCCTCTTCAAGCATTTTTTCTTCGAATTCTCTATCTCGCATTACCTCTAGTAGAATGCCAGTCTCTCCATCATAGGCATAGTAGTAGGCGGATGAGCCATCTGCTACCATTAATTGGTGGGCAATTTGGCACAAGTAATAGGGTGGTATTACGCCATTTAGAGCCATTTCGCATGCTTTCTTACCGCATTTAATCTCCAATACCACTTGATGATCTTCGCTAATTCCATCAAAGGAAGCAGAAAGAAACTCATGTATGGAATGCACTCCAATCATTGGCTCTAGGACAATTCCTGTATGCTTAGTGAACTCTTGCCTTGCAATAGGTTCCATTCGCGTTCCTTCGGCCATTCTAGCGAGTTCTTTATCGGTAAAAGCCTTTTCCCAGCCTAGGGTCTTTTCTTGCCACAGCTGCTTTCTTTTCTTGAAAGGGTTCAAGTTCATTATCACTGAGCTGTCTGTAGCTCCCAAATGGCATTGGCGAAACGCTAACCATTCCGCAGAACCTTGAATCATCCCCCCTATAATCTTCATCATCGTGTTCCCAAAAATAAGTTTTAAACATTTTCCTTTCTCCGTTTCTCTACTAACTCAATATTTTTATTAATCCCAGTTAAAATCTGGGCATACATATCTACAGGAATCTGAGCGTATGTTGGATATCCTAGATCTAACAAGTGCTTACTTAATTTAGAAACATATCCATCATCACATTTATTTATAAGATCAGAGATAGTTCTAACTTGATCGGGTGAAATGCATGTTGCTTGGTGGGTGACAGTTTCTTTAGGAGTTTCTACCGCTTTAGTTTTATTGACATTATTCTTAGGCATAGACTCTTGGCCATCGTCATCATCTTGAACACATCCAACTAAAGCCGCTAATGCGTAGCGCCTAGCATAAGTAAGACCTGAACCTTGACCCTGGCTTGTGTTATTGGCATTGATCACAGGAATGGTGGACTTAATCCACTGGCCTGAAGCATGCATAAGCATAGATATAAGAATAGGCTTACCATCTGCTATGTCAACAATTTGGGTAACCGATAACCCATGCTTACTAAGAGGTTCACGGATAGCATCCCAAACAGCGCTAAGATCGGCGTAACGCGACTTAAAGTGCGGGTTTAGGGAATCCTTGGATGCAAAGGACATTTCGCCCTGGCACAAAGCCAGAGCCTTAGCAATTTCATTTATATTTTCAGAGTGACTCATATTGGGCCTCTTGTTGTTCTTTGTGCCATTGATATTTAAAATCGTCAAAATCCTGGAAAATAGCGGCCCTTTCGAGCCGTGTCATCTTTTCTAGTAAGTCATCGCGCATGTCATCCATGTAAGTGTATAACATGGAGTCTTCAGCTGTTTGTTCGTATGGGTTCATGCAACACCTCCGACTAGTTGTGATCTAATGCTTTTCAAATCATCTGCAATCTTAAGTGATTCCCAGCTGAGATATTCTAGTTGTCTGCCAAGTTCGTGGCCGAATCTTGTTTCATTGTCGGCCATAATGCTTAGTGTGTTGCTAAGTCTATAGCCTGTTTCTATAAGTTGTTCTAGGTCTGTCATATTGTCTCCTTGTGTTTGAGTATCTCTGCTGCTCAAGCTGCTAGGCTTGGTGACCTAGTCGACAGCGAGCTTGCTTTGATGACTTTATCTTATCACAAGACAACATTCAATACAACACAAAAGTTATCAGTTGCATATAAATGATTGATGATATAAAGTAAGATCATTCAATAAAGGAGGAGATATGACGCTAAGAGAATATTTGTTTAAGAATCGCCTAACAGCCACAGAAATGTCGGAGAAGTTAGGGGTGAGTAGAAACTATTTAACCCTGATAAAAAATGGTCGTGTGCGACCTGGGTTTGAGCTTGCAACTAAGATTGAGTTATTAACGGGTGGAGAAGTATCAATGAAGGAGCTAAGACCATGAACGAAAATGATCCACATATTAAGGCAAAGATTTTAAGAGAAGCTGGTATGCGAAGGGATAAAAGACTTCGTGTGGCTTTGACGCAAGATGAATACGCAAAATTATTGAATATGGCATTCCAGGAAGACCTAACTATGGCGGATATTATCCGAAAGAAAGTGTTTAAGGACGTGTGAGATGCGCTAATATTATAGATTTTTCTGGAAAGATATCTGTTTCTGGAATAATGTGGCTCATTCAAACAAAAGGCCCCGTTGTTGCGGGGCCTCTCAAGGCTTAAGCCTCAATATAACGTGGACTGTAGTTAGCCAAATGTTATATCACCCTTGAGTTTAAATCAACACATACTCAAGGAGTTTCATGTCTAGTTCACATTCAGATAGTTACAACACCGAAAACAAACCTAACTTTTATGCGATCATCCCAGCGGACGTGCGATATTGCAGAGAGATTGAGCCTGGAGCTAAGTTACTTTACGGTGAAATAACAGCTTTGTCTAATAGGGAAGGTTATTGCTGGGCTACCAATCGATATTTTGCAGAGGCTTATGAAGTCGATGAGAGAACGATTCAACGATGGTTAGAGTCTTTAAAAAAACAGAATTTCATTTCAGTTCAAATTGATAAGACAGGTTTTCAAACCTCTCGCAAGATCTACATTTTTAAAGAAAATATTACGACGCGACAGAACTGTCATAGTCGCACGACAGAAACGTCATCATCGAACGACAAAAATGCCCCACATAATAATACATATAATACTACAAAGAAAGAACTACTACTACCTGGAGAAGAAGTAGAAGTTTCTCAAGATTCAAAGGTTTTTGCTAAACGATTCCATGAAAAGTCAAAAGAATTCGCCAACAAATATGGTAAATCTTGGATTTTCCCTGAAAAACTAATTCTAAGCCTCATTCTTGAGCACAACGCTACATATGTGGCCGATCAAGCCTCTTATTTGTGTAATCAGCAGGAAAGGGCTTTAAAAGAAGAAATTGATGGTGCTAAGAAAAAGACCCCAAAAATAAAAAAACCGCAACATTGTCTGATTCTCGCCTGCAAGGAGAATTGGGCATTATCAAATCACAAGGAAAAGGAATAACACATGGACATTAAACTTCCGATCAACGAGGAGTCAGAAAGACTCATTCTTGGTCGCATGATGAATTCAGTCAACACGGCTAATATTGTTTTTGAAAAGCTTGAGGAATCTGACTTTTTCGGTGCAGAGAATCGTGCTATTTTCAATTGTGGGTATAGGCTTTTTTCTAAAGATCGAGTGATCGATGCAACTTCTATTTTAACTCAAATGGAATGCGATTTTCCTCAGCTTGCAAATTATAGCACAGTTCATGGACTTGCTAACTACTATGCAGGTGTAAATATATCACTAGATCAATACATTGATATTCTTAAGAAGTATTCAATTTCAAGGAAAGTGATCAATTTCTCAAAAGAGATGATGATTGAAGCCTCTTCTTTGGATCATTCAGCCGAGGAGATTAAGAATGTCTTTTTGAAAGATTCTGATACGATTTTCAAAAGTTTGAATGAGGGCAATATTCAGTCCCTTTCGCAAATTCTAAAGGGAGATTTTAGAGGGACAGGAAGGAATTTCATTGACTATGTGCAGAACAAACAAGAGCGCAGGGCAGCTGGATATAACACGATAGAGGGCTATTTATCAGGATATAAGTTGCTTGATGATTGTTTAGAAGGATTCAATAAGAAGCATTACATGATCATAGGGGCAAGAGCTGGTATTGGTAAAACAACGTTCATATTGAATTTGATCAAAAGATTTATGGAAAGAAACTTGAAAGTTGGGTTCTTTTCTTTGGAAATGTCAGCCGACATGGTTGTTGAGAAATTCCTTTGTTTATGTGCGGGGGTTGATCAAAAGAAATTGTCGAGGGGTGACCTATTGCCTGATGAATTTCATGCAATTTTGGAAGCATCTAGGAAGATTGATGATTCAATTCTGATTGATGATCAACCGAATTTACAGGTTTCTCAATTAGCGGCAAGAGCAAAGAGGATGGTTAAGGCTCATGGAGTGCAAGTCATTTTTATCGACTATTTGTCTGAGGTAAAAGGCGATGGGCGATTTCCTAATAAGCAAGAGGAAATTATGTATGTGTCAAAGGCAATTCGAGCGGTTGCAAAGAATTTGAACATACCGATTATTTGTTTGGCTCAATTGAATCGTGAGAATGAAAAAGCCGAGCGCAAGCCGCGGAAATCTGATCTGAGAGAATCGGGGCAAATTGAAGCGGATGCCTACAGCATTATGTTACTTCATAGGGATGATGAAAACAGGCCAGGGGTTATTGAATTGCATGTTGTTAAAAATCGTATGGGCAAAGAATCTAGTTTTGATTTTAGTTTTGACGGGAAAACAGGAACAATGGAGGAGCTTGGTTACTATAAAATGAGGAATAAGGAAAAGGAAGAAGAGATTAAAAATGCTGATTGGCTTGGGGGATAAAATGAAGATTGAAAGGGGCATAATGCCAGAAGAATTTGATATAGGTGCATTGATAAATAATGATGAAATATTTGAACTTGCAAGAAAAAAACTTAGGCCTGAGAGATATTTAGATCAAAAATTGAAAGCGCTCGTTGAGATTATGATAGAACATGGGAACTCTATTGACTCCATTGTTGAAGTAGATAGAGAATTAGCTATTTATGCGATGGAACTTTCTCTTCATGTTTCAGGATGGCAGATAAAACTTAAGCAAGAATCATATATATCGCATGACAATCAAGACAAAAAGTTAAGGATAAAGGATATGCTGATTGATTTTCTTCCAGAGAAGCAAAGGAAATTTATTGAGAGTGAAAGTTTTAAATTTATGTGCCAGCAACTGGAAAAGTTTTTGACTGAGAAGAATAATTATGATGAGAATAGGCAGGCTTTGAAATTAGCAAAAGATAATTTTGAACATTATTGTGAAATGAAGGAGTCATTATGAATGAAATAGATGATATGGTTGATGGTTTGAAAATCGTTGATGAAATCGGAGAAAAGACATGGCAATTAATTAATCAATATTCTGAAAGAGAGATCGGCTATCATTTGATGGC